GACCTGGTGATGGATACATACTCGGCATTGTATCCGGTGCTCCCTTTGTGCTTGGGAACGGAGACTGTGATACATGGAATGGGATGTTTCTGCGGGATGAGTTTGGACGTGTCATGTATGAGCGGGCCCCAAAGATAGAACGGGAAGTGGTTGCAGATAAAGAGGGCAGACTGGTGGAACTGAAAGAGACCCCTGTATTGGATGCGGAGGGTAATCCTCTATACATGGGTACCCGTCCCAGAATCAATCCGGATTATAATCCGGCTGAGCCCTATGTCAGGCGGTCAGACCGCCCGGAGTGGAGTCCTGTAGGGATGCTGGGTGTCCTGGCGGTGCGGCAGGATGGATCCTGTAAAGTCAATGGATACTGCACCTGCGGAGAGGGAGGCGTGGCCATTGCCTGCGGAAGGGAAGCTGAAAATGCTTACCGCGTTATTAAGGTACTGTCTGACAGTGTGGCAAAAGTAGTGTTTCGGTGATTTACAGAGAAGCTGCAGACTGCCGGGAGAAGGGGGCAGGCCAGAATAAGGTAGAAGCCGTCTGGCCTGCAGGAAAGGAGGAGCATATGGCGGAAATAGACCTGGGGTTGGTAGTAGGTCCACCTGGAGAACCGGGCACCACAGATTACCAGGCTTTGGAAAATAAGCCCAGAATAAACGGTACGGTCCTGGAGGGGGATATTGCTCCAGGTGATCTAGGGCTTGTGATGGCACAGGAGGGTATGGGGTTATCTCATAACGACTATACAGACACTGAAAAAGCAAAGCTTGCCGGGATCGCAGATGATGCAAATCAGTATGTGCATCCGGAAAGCCATCCGGCGTCTATGATAACTCAAGATACAGATCATCGTTTTGTCACAGACACAGAAAAAAATACATGGAACGGGATGTATGAACGAGCCAGGACTTATGCGGACAATCTGTTTCAGAGTGCTGGAATTTCGGCAGAGGGTATAATCTTTGCTCAGGATGAGAAAGGAAATTGGGGATACATTCCTCCTGGTGCAGATACAGTGATCCCTTTTAAATCCGACAGCGGCGGGGATACCCTGGTTTTTACTGCTCCTTATGACACTGCAGAGAGGTACTTTACTTACAAGACATTGGATGGGAATACTTACTTTCCGCAGACAGAGGGGGACTGGCGAACTGTGTATACAGCGGCAGAACTGCCCCCGGCAATCATATCTGATAATTTTCAAGCACTGCAATTAACAGTGCAGACAGGGGTAAGGTATAACAATGTATTATAGAAAATATTTTTCCGGAGTTGTTGCTACT